TGAAATTTAAACTTTGGTCATCAAAAGAAATTGCTGATAATAGGCGAAATTGATAAGCTCAGCCTCTTAACAGAAGCTGCTAGCCAAGGAGTTGATGAACCGTTCCCCATGGCAAACTATTAACCAGCAGCAGTGACAGCCAATATTAGAACAATATTGGTGATATAATCTGAACCTATTTAGGTCCAAACAGTTTCAGCATTATCTACACCAGTTCCATCTGGTATATAAGCTTAAACAGTATTATTTCTACATATATATTATGGCCATCATATAGTATGTTAGAAACTTGCAAAAGCTGCAACGTATATCGATCTATAAGCTTCTTCATCAATATATTTTTCAAAAAGCCTATATGATTCTTCAAACTCTTAATCTAATTATTATTCTTATCCATATATATTGCCAAGTATGAATTTTGTGGTATCTGTGATTTCAAATTCACAATCTATTTCATTGTGTTCTTTTAATTTAATTTAATCCTTGGCTTTCTCTAATAATTTTTATTATACATTTGATAAAACCTCACCATCTTGAACCTTATTGGCGTAATGCATTAGAACTCTTCTATAAAATTATTCAATACAAGGGAATAATTTTAAAAGAGTTCTATTTCCATCTATCTACAACATTATGTATTCTGCTTTAGAAAGGTTGTTGTCAAATTCGATTGGGCAACTTTACATTTAACAAATTGCTCTTCCAGGAGTTCTGTAAAGTATATGCTACATTTCACCTTTAATTTCAACTGGGACTAAATAACTTTATAGGAATTTTGATTAGTATACTCCTTTTCTTTTTACTACTTTGACACTAAGACCATAATTTTAATATTATTTGATGATCCAATCTTCTGGCATATCTTAATTTGACATGAACAAGTTGTCATCTCCCAACATAAAGGCCTTTGAAGTTTCAATACCTTTAAAGACATGTTTAAAAGTAACAGCGTTTATTAGAGTATTACCCATACTAGTGTTTGGATCACCAGACTTCCTTCCATAATCTTAACTAACTTTAAGGGTGTATTATTTGCCTCTAAAACACAAGATAGAAGTTTTCTAATCTATGAAAGTTTTTAGTATTAAGTCTTATTCAATTTTTGTATATTATTATCCTTATCTGGTTTGGCTCCAAGCTTAGAAGAGAGTTTAATACCATGAGATTTCTAAATCGTAGTGCATTTTACCCTAAGAACTGTCAAATCCACTGAAATCCAATTCGTAAGCATAAGTATATGCACTACCTGTGTTTAATTTAAACTCTTTTTACATTAAGGCTCCAATTTCTCTAGAATTCATTGAGCTTGAATAGATTACTTCATAACCATCATATAGAATTTATTTAAATTCCTTATATATATTCTTGATGAAATGCTGTTAAAGGAGGGTTATACTATAACTCGATACTCCACTAATGACTCTGGAAGAAAAATCATCTTGGTTGCCTCCAATATATTTGTATAAGTATTCCAATTTGACGAAACCATCTCTATATATATGTTATCCTTTTTGGATAGTTCCGAAAACTTTTTCTCTACTATTGTTAATTTCATCAAGCGCATTTTAATATCTTATTTTCTTCTATCCTTTATATAGATCCACTATATTTTATAAACTCAAGTCTTACAAGTTTT